GGTACTGGTCCAGCGTCTCAAGAGTCGCCGGCATGATGTATTCGTTGAAAACCTGCATTTGCGACAGGGACATGAGTTATTTCCTTACGATTGTGGGAGATCAGGGAACCGGCTCGCGATTGCGGCCTGCCGCTCCTCTTTGGTGCCGCCGATTTTTCCTTTTGCGGCCCCGCCGCCATTGCCAGCACCTGAAGCCCCGCCACCAGATGCCTTGCTACCCGCGATCAACGGCGCGAAGGCCGCGTTGTTTGCGAATTCAGCTTTCAGCTCGTCCAGCGTTGACGCTGAGAGCTTGCCCTGCTTGTCGAGTACGACAACAACAGGCTTCCCGTCGCGCTGCTCGACGCTCAGGCGGCGCTCGATGTGCGGCAACAGGGCTTCTGCACTGCCTGGGATTGCCAGGGCCGACGCGATGTCAGTAGCGGTACGGCCGACAGTCAGATCACGGATCTGAGTACTCAGCGTGCCACGCTCGCTTTCCAGCATGCCGTTCAGCTCAGCTTCGCGGCGGGCGTACTTCTCGGACCAGGACCTTTCGAGCTCTTCGACATTGCCGGACTTGCGGGCCGCCTCTTCGCGCTCTGCGCGGGCTGCGTCCTCAGCTTCGCGACGGGCCTTCTCGGCCGCTTTCTTCTCGCTCAGCAGTTCCTCGACCTTCGACTTCAGGCCGCTCACGTCCTCGGGTTGCGGCAAGCCTTCGATGCCCAGCACGAATTTGCCGTCCTTCTCGACGTACAGCGCTTTTACGGAATCGTCGACGCCTTCGAGGGTGTCCAGTTGGAATTTCAAGGTCATTACTGTCTCCCAGAGACTTTGGTGCAGGCCCAGCCCGCAGATGTGAAAAACCCCGCACTTGGCGGGGCTTGGTGATTTGTCGCGACACGTTTTTGCGTATCAGCGTTTTGTGTCGCGATTCAGGCGAACGGATCGGCCGGCTTGGCGATCGAGCGCACAAACCACATGAACCCCTGCTGCAGATTGGTCTTGGCCAAGGCCAGCAGTCGTGGATCAACGCCTTCAATCTGGCCGATCTGCTTGAACAGTTCGCCAGCATCAGCCTCCAGCGCCTTGATGGAGTTCATGCCGTCGATCTCGGACTGGGTCAGGTCGCGGTAACCGGTGATCTTCTTGTGCTGGTTGTCCATATCTTGCCTCGTAGGGTTACAGTCCGGCGCGCTTGAACATTTCCGGCTCAAGTTCGCGCATACGGTCCAGGGTGATCGGCTTGAAGTTCTTGCCCAGCTGCAGGGCGGCGAACCTGTCAGCGTCGAGGCCGCCATTCATCAGCAGCTTGGCGCGGTTCGGCCCGATGGCCAGTTCGATGAAACTCATCGGCTGGGTCTTCAGCCAGGCGTAATACGTGAGGCTCGCCGGCACCTGGCCGTTGACGCTCGCCCGGGTCGCGCCTTTGCTGAACATCTGGCTGAACTTGGTCAGCAGGATGAAGCTGGTGCGGCAGTTCGGGTGGAACGGTGGCCGGGGGCCTGAGTCGACCGGGTAGACCTGATGGTCGATTGACCGGCAGAACGGCGTTGTCTTGCTGTCGAGGGTGGCGATCAGCTGCACCCCGGTCACGAAGTCGTCGTTTGCCTTGGCGACCTCACTGCGCGCTTGGCTGGCGACATGCTGCACCGACGTGCGCACCACCGTTGCGGCGTTGCGTTCGGTCGTAGCCAGAATGCCGTCGGAGTAGGCCAGCGCCTTGGTGCCGCGGATCTGCCGGACTATCTCGGCGTTGGTCTGGCCTTCGAACCAGCCCTGCCGGATCGCCCCGCTGATCTTCTCAACCTCGGCTGCAGACCAGTCCTTGATGAACGACTCGAGCAGCTTGCCTCCGCCATTGCCTTTGATGCTGAGCGGGTTTTTGAAGGCCGCGGTCCTGAGCGTCTGGAGCGCCGGCACGGCCGCATCGAGGCTGATACCGACCGGCAGCGTATTGGTCAGTATCTTGGCCTCAAAGCTGGCCTGCGACTGCGCAATATCCATCAGGTCGAGCTGCATCTGATCGGTGTAACGGCCGAGAATTTCAGTCAGGACCGTGTCGACTTCCTTCAGCAGCTTGTCCAGGCGCGCCCGGGTGAAGCTGGTCAGCTCGTCGCCGCTCAGCCTTTCCCGGATGCTCTGGTCGATCTTCACCAGGAAGGGGCCAAACTTCTTCGCCTCACCCGACTTCAGCCGCTCCAGCATGACCATGTTGCGGATGCTGCTATCGAGCTGCTCGATGGTCGTCATCAGTCACCGCCAAGGGCCAGGCCCGCCGGGCTGGACTCCAGTTCGCCCCGGATTTCCTCGTCGGTCTTCTCGGCGTCGATCACACCGCGATCACGCAGGTATTGCCAGAAGTCCGACTCAGGCACGCGACCGGCCTGCACTGCATTGAACAGGGCGGACATGATCGCTGCGTCCAGGCTAACCTGGGTGAAGTCCTGATTGATCTTGTAGACGGTCTCGCCTGATGCGTTCGAGAACTCAGCCATCCAGGCCAGGCACTGACTGTATGCCTCGCTGACGTTGCTCACGATCAGCGACAGGACGCTATGCTCGGCGGCGCTGTCGTTGTCGGCCTGGGTGGCAGTCTTCACCGCACTGCCACGCTCGATCAGCCGGGCGCCGAGGGAAACCATGTCCTCTTTTTTGGCGTCCATGGCCTCTTTGACGAGGGTGTTAGGCTCAGGCTGGGCAAATCCGCACGCCCCATCCTTTGGTAGCGTCAGCGGAGCACGGGAGCCGACATAGATGCCGTTCGCCTCCAGGTGATCACGCCACGCCTCATCAAGGCCGGAAATCCAGAACTGCGGCTGACCGGCAAAGTAGGCCGAGTCCTCGTAGTCCGCGCTGTTGCGGTAATGGCCGATGTTGACCTCGGCCATGTCGTACAGCGGGGAGTCGTCGATGCCGGTGTCGTTGTTCTCGCTGCCGAGGAACTGGAACGGGATCAGCCTCCACGGCTGGCCGGAGCCATTCAGGGGTGAGAAGGCTGGAGTGATCATCAAGGTGGCGCTGGGGCCCTCTTGCCACACTTCCTGCGTGTAGGTTCCGGCATCGTCCAGGCGCAAAACTCGATACTGCACGACCTTTTCACTTCCGAAGCCGTCGTCGGTGTCAATGTCCACGTCTTCACGCAGGACGATAAGGCTCAGCAGGTGCTGGCTACCGACCTTGCGGGTCTTCCAGTTCCTGATGGCTTCTGTCGGGTAGCTGGCAACACTCGCCCGAGCACGACCGGATTGTTCGTCTGCCTTGCTCACGGTGCCCGACTTCACGGCGGCATAGTCCACCAGCAGCCCATGACGGCCGACTTCGAGCAGATGCCCGGTCACCGACTGCGACTGTTGATAAATACTCACGCCCTGGCCGTCGATGTCCTTGGCCACGTATTCGAGTGCGCCGGGAACGGTCAGCGTTGGCCAGGTGCGAAACGCCGCACCCACCAGACTGTGTTTCGTGCGCCCGGTGGCGTTGTAGAACACGGCCCGCTTGAGATAGTCCTCGTAGCGTGCGGTGTTGGCCGCGCTCTTGTCGTCCGGGTTCGGCTTCGGCAGATACCGTTCCTTGCCGGCTTTGATCGCCTCTGACCCTTTGCACACGTCACGCACCAGGCGCCAGCGGTTGAGGGCCGCGTCGTATTCCGGGCGGGTAAAAGTGACGTCGTTGGCCATTATCGGGCGAATCCCATGCTGATTGATTTAACCGGCTTTCTCGCGCTCTTCGCGACGGCGAAGTAACGAAAGGCGTCGGAGCCGTGTGATGTCCAGTCGTGCAGCGGGTTGTCTTTCCAGCAGCCACGCTTGTCGTCCCACTCCTTGCGGTAACCCTCAAGGCAGGCGATCCCCTCTTCGCACTTGGTGTTGTCGAACACGCACTTGGGCAGAATCTCGCGCGCCTGCTCGATGCCGTCATTGATTCCGAGCTTCGGTACGACCTGGAACGTCATACTGTATTTCTGCCCGTCGATATCGTAACCCTCACGGGCCAGCTCGCGGCGGGTTTTGGCATCGCTGCCGAACTCCCGGTTATCAATGTCGTGCGGCCCCCAGTGCTCGGAATAGGTGTAACCCCGATCCTTGAGCACCTTCATGTAGTGCCGCAGGCCTTCGCCTGAGTTCTCGTAGTAGTCGATGACGTGGTACTCGTCGCCGATCTGACGCACGAACCAAATGGCCGTGGAGTCGCCG